CTTCGTAATGAGGGAGCACCCCGAGAGGTGCGTGAGGTAGAGCTTAACCCCCAACGACTGGACCTGAACGGCCAGATTGGACAAGGCAAAAGCTGAATCAATGTTCAGCTTGCCGTCGTAAGCTGGGATCGCAATCATCAGTTTGCGACCAGCTAGGTTAATGCTCTTCTCTGTATCAGCCATAGTGAATGGTCAAGAACCCCATGTTAACCATGTACGCATAGATGCCTTGTTGGCACAACAAACCTTCACCGGGAATTGGCACGTTTGTGGTCGCCGTTGCACCAGTCAAAGTTTCGTATGTGGTAATCCAACGATTTACGCCGGTCACATATTGGCATGCAGTACCGCCTGCGACCGTACCAGAGTTCAAGTCTGTGATAGTAAAAGTGTTTGCGTCAGTTACAACAATCGAGTAGTTACCATCTGTTGCCGACACGTTGGAAGCGCTGTTAAACGAAATACCAACTGAGGCACCTGTTGCTAAACCATGTCCAGTTGAGGTAACAGTGACAGTTGTGCCAGACCGCGCATACGTTGCTGTCGTTACCGGTGCAGTAACGCAATCAAACAAAGCAACTTTTCCTGCCTGCCCAGCGTTGCCTGCAAATGTAAATTGCTTTAACCGAAGACGGCCTAAAACAACGATTCCAGATTGGTTTAAATGCGCCGCTTTGACGTCAAATTGCATCGTCATATCAATCTCCTAAAGCTAAAAAACAGGGGCCGAAGCCCCCGGGGATTGATTACTGTTGCGAAGCAGGTTGAGCTTGGTTACCAGCCGAATCACGCACAGCGTAAGTCACGATGATCGTAGCAGCGCCAGTAGACAATGCAGTGCCAGCCAATGTGTAAGAGATGAATGTGTCGGTAGCACCGACATTCAACCAGCCGCCGGGAGTAGTTGCGTTAGCACCCAGAGCCACGCTACCAACAGAAGTGATCGTGCCAGTAGTTGTGAACGCTGTACCGCCAATGTCCAATACGCAAGTTGTTGCTGCGCTAAACACAGTGGTAGTTACGACTTTAACGTCAACGATTTGTGCGCCAGCTGGAACAGCGATGGCATTACCGGTCAATGTGCCATACACCACGTTGGCGGACTGAGACACAACGGTACAGCCTGTATTGCGTGTGGTAGCGGCAGTTGCGCCAGTGGTGTTCTTTGTGGTGCCCAACAACCAAGGGCCGAGGTGAGTTGCGAATCCCATGAGGATCTCCTTAACATGCGTTGTGGTGCACCAATCTGCATGAGGTCAGCCGGACCTGTTTGGTACACCGAAAAATTCCGGTTACTGAGGAATATACACGAAATTTATTCGGCGTCAAGCATACTTCTGTCACATTGCCGGAAAATAATTGTTTATGCGCTACAAAATTCAACGTGCTAATTTAAACCGCCCAGACACACAGCTGGCGCTTTCTCAACTCCAAAAACAATGCTTACCCTATGATAAACCTGCTTCTACAACATCTGGCTACTGGTGGATTGCATATTCTGAGGGCGGCACTCCGGTTGCTTTTGCTGGTCTTGTTCCCTCCTTGCGTTGGAGTGATTGCGGCTATCTGTGCCGTGCAGGCGTGCTACCGGCTCATCGTGGACAAGGAATACAGAAAAGGCTTATCCGAGTTCGTCTCCAGCAAGCCCGTGCTCTAGGTTGGAATTGGGTAGTTACGGATACGCATGACAATCCGGCATCTTCTAACAGCTTGATAGCCAGAGGGTTTAAATTGTTTGACCCGTCCAAACCTTGGGGCGCAGACAAAACGCTTTACTGGAGATTGAAACTCTGATGCCTTACAAAGACCCGGCAGTTTACAAAGCCAAGGCTAAAGAGTACTCGGCAAAGCACTATCAAAAAACAAAAGAAGCGACAAAGAAACGATCCGCTGAAAGGCGCTCTTCAATGCGCAAAGACTGGAAGGCGTACAAATCAACGCTGTACTGTACAAAATGCGGGTTTAACCACATAGCCGTGTTGGATTTTCACCATATAGACCCCGCTACAAAAACAGCATCCGTAAACGATTTAGTTAGCAACGGTAAGTATGTTTTGGCTATGGAAGAAGCTAAAAAATGTATTGTCCTATGCGCCAACTGCCATCGCATACACCATCACGATGAACGGCAAGCCACCAAGAAGAAAAAGAAAAAAGGGGCCGAAGCCCCTTAGCAAATTACTCTGCTTCTGTTTTTTCTTTATCGTCAAAAATAAACACTGCGACTTGAATGTCAGACGTTTGCTCGTCAGTTGTTTCTGAAACGCTTTCTGCGTCGGCTTCGTCTTCTTCAAAGTCAACAACATGTTCGTAGTCCGCAGCCCAACCGTTTTCTTGTTGGAACTCGATGAACTCACGGATGAGTTCAATTTTGTCAAAGTCGGAAGTCTCGATGGTAACTTTTTCGTCGCCGCCCCATCCGGAAATGTCAATTTCAATCTTGTACATACTAGCCCCTGTAAATTATGAGTACAGCAACAGCGCTGTAATGCCATCCTAATGAAGCATTGTGAAGGTTAAAAGACAAACAGGGGGCCGAAGCCCCCTTTCGCATCTAAGAGTAAACCTAGATTAGTAAGAACCAGAAGAACCCCAGATACCCAGAGCGTCAGACCAGCCGAAGCTGTAACGCTCACGAGCCTTGTAACGCACGTTACCGGTATCAAAGTCGCCGTCCATGCTGTTTTGCAGCGGTGTACGAACGAAGTGCTTCAAACCGTTAGGCACGTCAGTGGTCAAGAACCAGCCGTTGTTGTCGGTCAAGAAGTGGTTAATGGTGTAGCCTTCAGGGATAGCACCGTTGTTCTTGTTCGCGTTGATGTCGTTGTCAGTTGTACCAACACGGAGGTTTGTTTCCAACAAACGAGTAGCAACGAATTGCAAGGCTGGGGGAACAATCATCTTCTTGGGCTTAGCAGCGATCAACAGACCACGTTCATCAGTCCAAGCGGCGATCTGAATAACGGCGGCTTCCAAAGAAGTCTCGTTCAAGTCGGCTTGAGTAGCTGGAGTGTTGCTGTTAGTACCACCAGAAACCAAAGGATGGTTCACCAAGGTGTTGGAGCTGTTGTAGCCAAACAACGATACGCCGTCACCACCCAAGTAGCTACCGCTAAAACCGTTGTTCAAAACGGCAGCAGCTTTAACTTGCTTGGTGTAAGCCATAGCGCGAGCCAAAGACTTGGTGTAACGAGCAGACAAGCTGTCGTACAAGTTATCTTCCACAGCTTCTTCAGTGATGGAGAAACCAAGGGCGATAGTCTCGTGGTTGTATCGAGTAGACCATGCTTCTTGTGCGTTGTCGTAACGAATGGCTTGACCTTCGTTCTTAACAGGGGCAGCAGAGAAGCCAGACAACTTCACCTCTTCTTCAAAGCTACGCTCAGAAGTTTCGGTTTCGTAAATCTCTTTGTGCTCTTCGCCGTAGCGTGCGTACTCCATGCCGAACAAAGCGTTCAGGCCGGGCAGCAATTCTTTGAGCAGTTGTGCGCGTGAAATAGCCATGATTTACTCCTTAAACACCAGTGGTGTTGTTATATTGGTGGGCGTTGATCTTCACCAACAACTCGCAGTAAACACCGGGAGAAATTGCGGTTTGCTCAACAACGTCGATAACGCGCACTGGGATTGTTGCAGTAGTACCAGCACCAGTCAAAGTCACGCCGAAAGCGGAATTGCCGGTAGTAGTAGAACCTGCGTTCAACACCAAAGGAACGTTAGAACCGACATCAGCGCGGCTTGCGGTGCCCATAGTTGTACCAGAAGTAACAACGGCAACGCGGAACAGAGCTTGTTGATCGTCCACAACGTAAGCGTAAGCTGGGCTAGCGGTGGTGGAGGCCAAAGCAGGGATGTACTGACCTTGAACGGTTTGACCATTCGAGTTCACGTATTGACCGCCCATGACCACACCGACGATAGTGCCAGCGTTAGTAGAGGTTGATTTGATGAGATAGCCAGTTGTATCAACTTGCACTGTATCGCCATTGAAAATAGCGGTAGCAAAGCCAGCAGCAACTGGAATCAGGCGTGTTGCACCAGCATATGGCTTGCCGTCGAGAGAATTGACGGGATCAAGACCATAAGGTGCCGAAACGGTAGGAAATGCCATTTGTGACTCCAAAAATTAAGAACCAGAACCGAAAGTAACCTTCGACTTCTTATCCGAAAACAAGGGCATACGAGGATCACTTTCACGAAGGAAATTGTTGTCCACGGATTCCATTTGAGACTTGTTCTGATTAGCGTAATACGCTGCTCGTTGATCCAAGAACTCGGACGGGATGCGGCAGAGCAACAAACCACCCACCTCAATGTTGCCTTTAAAGCGACCTTCGGTAGTAGCGTGCATCATGAGCTCAGGATATTCCTCTGCTTTACAGGGTTCGTATCCTTCGCGTAGCTTAGAAGAAATATTTGATGGGTCAGCTGATCCCAAAATACCGGTGCGAATCCAGCGATGAGTCCACCCGGGACGGGGGTCAGGGCTAGGTAGAGTCTCGGGTAAACGCCACGCTGTTGGGCGTTGCGAAACCGTGCGGTCCTCTAATTTACGATCCAGTCGGTTTTGTTTAGTATCGTTTTCCATCATTCACCTCTCTTCAGCAAAGCAACCTGTTTAGCGTATTGTTCGATTGGAACCCCAAGACGGCGAGCTATCGCTGCTTCGGATGCCTTCAACTTAATACGATTAGGCGGTGTGCTACGTGAGGCCGGAGCCACAACAGTAGCGGGTTTTGTTGCACGGCGGGGAGTTTCCTCTTCAGCCGGTTCTGACGTCTTTCGTGGAGGCGTTTCGTCATCCTCATAGCTCTGTTCACTTTCAAAGTGCTCAGGAAATCGTTTGCGCATCGTTTTGTCGATGGTGCGGAAGTATTCTTCACTTCCTACATACCCTGAACCATACTCCTTTGCGAGCTTCTTGTCAAGCCCCATAGCAGTCATAGTCATTTCTTCATCGACACCCCACCATTCAGAGTTGGCGTTAACCCATTTCTGAGTACGTGGACTCATCTTAGGTTGGTCGTCTTGAACTTGCTTCGCGGTCTGAAAGTTATCTTTCTCTTCCACTTCAATAGGACGCAAGGTTTGCGCCTTATCGACCTTGAGCATGGCACGGGCAATCTCAACTTGTGCGTCGGCTTGAGCATCAATGTCGCCTAACTCAACTGCTTCTTTGTACTTTTTCTTTGCGGAATTAAGTTCAATATCGGCAGAAGATTTTGATTGCTCAATGTACGCTTGGCTACCGCTAGCGAGCTGCTGTTGGAGGCGTTTGTTCTCTTCGTAAACTTGCTTAGCGTAGGATTCCGCAGCCTGACGTTCCCGCAGGGCTTCTTCCTTTGCGCGGCGCTCATCGTGGTAACCACGAGTGAACTTCTTGATACGTGCTTGGACCTTTTCGTCGTATGAGTTCAACTCATCTTCTGTTGGGTCTTCGGGGGGTGGCGCAGCTTTACGGCCACGGTCTTCCGCAGGTGTATCGTCCTCAATCTCTACTTCAAACTTTTCGTCTTCAGCAGCAGCTTTTTTAGCTTCCTTCTCATCAGGAAACTCAAAGTCGTCAAATTTATCCATTTCTTACTCCTATTAAGCAACGCGGCCAATTCCGCGTGGGTCTTCCACAACTGCTTCAACCGAGTCATCATTGATGATGCGGAATTCACGGCCATGAATCTTCAGGCGGGTGCCTGAATTGGGGCGGACGATGACAAAGTCACCTTCCTTGCATGACGGGCCAGACGGGAAACGAGTCTCATCTTTGTACGCGTCAGGACCAAGTTTCACTACAAACAACACAGAAGTCAGGACCTCTTCGTAGTGCATAGCTTGGCTAGATTTGATGATGCCAATTTCGCTGTCGGCGTACTGCTCCATAGCCTCGGGGACTACACAAAGTACATGAAAGCGCTTGGGTTCAGGCAGTTGCTTCGCCTTATCCTCAACAGGTTTGTTCAACAGACCAGACAGGTCAATTGCTCCTGCTAAATTAAGTTCACTCATCAGATTGCTCCATTCGTTGCACAAGGTCTTTGACAATAGTTTCTGCGTGAGTCAGACCTCGGATGACCCCACAGACGTGACGATATTCGTCAAACGTTTTAGCACCTCCTCCGGAGAGGAAGGAATTCTGGTCGCCACGGAGCTTGTCAATCTCCTTGGCAATGTATGCAAGCACTCGGCTGTTGTCCAACTGTTACTCCTTGTTATCGCGTGGTGTACGGTTTTGAGCCATACGGTTTTGATACGCTTGCGACCGCTGCTGCTGCATCTGCGCTCTGTGCTTGGCTGCGTCGATACCCATGCGCATACCTTCAGTCTCTTGCTGGCGTTGCGCTTTGTCTTTGGCAGCGGCGGCGTTGGCACCCACCTGCATAGCGGCAATTTCTTTCTGGGCCATGATGCGAGCCTTCTCGATCTCCAGCTGGTCGGCCTTGGCCGCTGCGTCGATCTTTTGCTTCTGGGCTTTGAGCTGCAACTCTTGCTGCTTGATCTGCAATTCTTGTTGTTGCATCTGCACCACAGGGTCCTGCATCTGTTGCTGGGCTTGCTGCTGCTTGGCCTCTTGCTGGTGCTGCTGAAGTAGTTGTTGTGACGCTTGCGCTGCCATCATCGCAATGTGGTCGGCTTGCTCCGAAGTCAGATGTTTCTGATTCTCTTCGCTCGGCAAGACCATGCCCATCTGCTTCTCAACCTGCTGGCGGTACTCGAACGCAACGTGCTCATTGATGTGAGCCATCATCGCTGCCTGAATAGCCTGAGCTTGTGGGTTCTGGCCAATGATCTGCATGATCTTGGGGTCCTGCATCGCAGCCATGTGCACACCTAAGTGAGCTTGGTGGTTCTGCTCCATGAACGCTTTCACAGGCTTGCCAGTCAACAGGTTCTGGTTCTCCTGCACTGGGTCAGTCGGCATCGCATCTTCTTCAACCGGCACCAACTTACTCGCGTTCTTGATACCCAACACCTCAATCATCTGGCGGTGCAAGAGAGGGAGGTTATACAACTGCGGAGCGCTCTGGGCCAACTGGAGGACAGCCTGATACTGCACAACCTTCTGCGCCATAGTGGCTGCGTTGGGGTCTGACACAGGGATCACGTCACACATGTCGTAATCGGACTTCTTGATTGCGCGGTTGCCTTCTTCTGGCTCGTACGCATACTCTTCTGGTGTGTAGTCGGCGATGATGACTTTGAGCAACTTGAACTCTTGCTTCATCGCATAGTGCAAGCGGGCCTGCACAGCTGACATTACCTTCAGGGTTCTTTCGAGGAGGGCCAATGTTGTGCCCACTGGGGCTTGGCTGCTCATATCCGACACACTCATATCACCCGAAGACGCAAACGCACGACCTTCTTGGACAATCTGGTTGAATAGAGCAAACAGAACCTGCGATGGCTCCTTGTATGGCAGCGGCAGAATGTTGTCTCGGATCGACCCGCTCGGCACATCGACGTCGCGGAACTCACCGGGCTGGATGGGGGTGTCATCACCCTTAATACGCAAACCGCGAGACTTCAAACCACCGGGCAAGTTAGACAACGTACCAGCATCCACCAACTGACGGATCAACATAGTGGCCGACTTGGCATAGCCACCGATCAAGTGAATCAGACCATAGCCGTAGAACCCAAAGCCCGGGATGTACTGATAGTGCACGAAGTGCTGGCGCTTCAACTTGAGAGGATCATCCTCGTACCAATTCCTACGAATAGCCAAGATTTTGCGCGAGCCCTTCTCAATAGTCACCACGTACGGCAGAGCAATGCCGGTCTCCTCGCCGTCCTCTTCTGTGTCCTCGAACCCTTCCAAGTCGAGCATGACGTGCATCTCAAGCAGGCGGTAGCGGTCATCCTGAATAGCACTCATGCCATTCTCTTCAGCCTTTTGCTTCTCAATGTCGTCCAGCTCAACGACTGGCTCGCCCAGCTCACAGTCCAGATAGAAGCCAGCGTGCTGTAACTTCTTCAACTCGTTTTCAGTCTTACGCATCACATGCGTGACCCGCTCGGCATCCTCAATATTTGACGCGCCATACGGCACAACGATGTCTTCAGCGGGAATAAACGTAGCTACTTGACGACCTTTCGATGGGTCGTAGTACACCTTCTTGAAGGCCGAGCCTGCCAAGGGCAGAGACCACAACATCTTCTCGTGCTCGGAACGATACTCAGTCATCACCTCGGTGAGCTGGTAGTTCATGTCTTCACGAACCCGGGCCGCTGCTTCTTCTCTCAGTACGTCAATAGCTCCAACGATTTGCGTCTTGACAGGTCCCATCGCTGGGAATGTCTCCATCATGGACTCTGACTGGAAGCGCACAACCGACTCGGTCAGCATCGGGTGGAACACACCGCAAGCACCTTGCCACGGCTCAGTCCGGTCCTCGTACTTCAGCCCCAGTAACTTAATACCGTCAACGTATGTCTGAATCCAATCGCGTCGGTCGCCAGTATCTTTATCAAAGTCACCGACTAACTCTTCGCCCAAAGACTGCAAGTCCTTGTCGTCCATGAACTCTGCAAGGTTGGCATCAAAGTCTTCTGCTGTACCCTCGGTATCGGCTACATCTTCCATCTCACCGTCAATGGGTTCAAGCTCAATGTCGATCTCCAAGTCCGGCTGCTCGGCCAAACTAGACAAGCCCTCGGGCGCTGCGTATAAACCTTTTTCCATGATTAGCTCCAAGTCTTTTTGGCCACCCAGTGCTGGATGGATTGAATTGCAAACGCCAACTTGGTCGGCAGCTTGAATAATTTTTTGCCTTCTGGTGTAAACATAGTCCCGTCAGAACTAACACCCATCAATCCAAATTTCATTTTCTATCCTTACACTGTGTAGTACCGCTCTTTGTTGCGGCTTCGGAACCATTGAATATCTTCGGGTTCGTCTGATGGCAGACGTAAGAACCCACCCTGACGAAAGCGCATCAACGCCAACGTCGTCGCGTCAACCAAGTCATCATGCTCACCTGACGGGAACGCAGCAATCTCGTCCACTAGCTCTTCAGCCCAACGAGTCTTGGGAACCCAAACTTTCCCAGACGCAATTATGTCCGAGACTGAGTTCAAACGGGCAATTTTGTCCTGCCCCTTACTTGGTGTGTACTCCATCACAGGAATACCCATCGCTCGTAACTCATAGATGAGGGGTGCGCCCGTCGCCTTTTTTTCAATCAACAGACCATCGGGTTCAAAGTTGTTGTACTCCTTAAGCACGTCACGTTTCAGGTCCACCCATTCGACACGTTTTTTATATGTGTTTAAAAGAATGATGTTTTTCGACTGATCCTTGTGATGTGTGAAGATGCCCCAAGTCGTCCCAGCTGAATAGTCGGCACGCTGATGTTTCTCGAACGCGGTGTCCCACGTCTGGAGGATGTACTCGCACTCAGGAGGCTCATCTTCTTCC